AACTCGTGTGGCACTAGTTGTTAATGCAGTATTTATATCTATAATTCCGCTAAAACCATCAAGGCGTGGCAAGTCAAAATCAACAAACAAAGTCCCCTCAGTCTGCCCAATCAAAGAACTGACACCTGTTTTATAAGCCTCATCTCTTGCCCTTGTCTGACTTACCCCATATGTGGGTATGTAGGATGTTGGGTAACTTCCTGCTTCTTGTTGGAATCCGTAGAATAAAATATCACTTAATTCGCTTGATGCTCCTTTTATTCCAGCTGTAACATTAGTACAATTATGAGAATAGTCAAAACGCTTCCATTCAGTTGTAGCAATAAAATCGTTTGAAGTTGTCGTATTTCCGTTTGCGAAAAATCTAAACTTTTGATTTGTACCCGTATTTGATTTAGCGTAAACACTCAATGTATTATCTTGCCCCGTTGTACCGGTGCCGCTCACATACATAATGCCGCTAGTGTTTGCGCTTACCGCTCTAAAAGCGTTCTTTACACCTTCGGGGCTTATAGCATAATTGTCAGTAGTTGTCCAATTTGTTTTAGTCCAAGCACCTGAATACTCGCTATATGAATATAGATTAGTCCTACTCGGTTCAAGTAAAAGATACGGATTAGCAACTCCTGTTGTGTAGTTTAATCTTGGGGTGTTTTCTAAGACTCCTGCTGTGCCGTTTGTTGCTCCGCTTTCTATGTAAGGACTTGCTACAAGGCCGAGTTCTAATTGAGCTGCAAATATATGTACCACATCGCCAACCACCGCTGGGTTTCCAAATTCAAATCCTAAATTAGAATTAGAAGGTATATTATAGATTTCAAATCTTTGCCATTCATTGGTCAAAGTAAAATTTGGAGTTAATCCAGCATTTCTTAATTGAAAATTTGCGCCAATTGTAGAACCTACACCTTTTGCATAAATAGACAAAGTATACACTCCCGAAACAGATAGTTGTTGATATATGTATGGGTCGGTATTTTGAGCAGTCCAAGACCAAGCTGTGTTTCCTCCATTTGGGTCTTCAACGCCTTGCGTAAATGTTCCAGCTTTTAAATTCCAAGCCGAATTTGAAAAGTCATTAGAGTATGTAAACACATTCTCACGCCCCTTTACAATAAGACCTGCTCTGTCTATTCTTGTAGCTGATAAATTACTGCCTCTTGCAAATGTAAACTCTTGTGGAGAAAAATTGCCTGAAGTGTCACCGACAGAGTAACCTAATATGTTTCCGTCTTTCTCTGCCCAGTTTGTTCCACCGAGTTCTAATGATGCATTATTCATATACTGTATAATTTAAGGCTAACGCCATTGCTGCAAATGTGTTGTAAGTTGTTGCTCCTATTAATATTTTACAATCTAAATCAGATAAGGCCGTAGGAAATAATAAAAATTGCTTTAATTTATATTCAGTAGGTGAATCAAACCTCAAGCTCCCGAAATTTCTTTGAGTAACTAATGAAGTTCCCGTTGTTTTTGTTGGTGTACCGCCATTGTTAGAGAATATAGTATAAGATGTCCCATCTATACGAATCACCCATTTGTTTGTATCGCTTGAAATTGCCCCTAATGGATATGTAGTATCCATATTATTATAAACACGCAAGGCCCCGTTATAATTTCTTAAACTAAACGAGTAACTACCTACGGAGTTATTTATTGAATTAAATACAACATTATTTGGAATACTATTTAAATCAACATCAATAAGAAAAGTATATGAATTTCCAGACATAAAACTGCTTACATAGTTGGTTGGCATATAGTCACTTGCCCTTGTCTGACTTACCCCATATGTAGGTATGTAGGATGTTGGGTAGCTTCCTGCTTCAAGTTGGAATCCGTAGACTTCAAATACAGAACCCGCAGGTTGGTCATAGAAAGGCAAAGTGATTGTGTAGGTGATTGCACTTCCTGAATTATTTCCTGTACCATAAACTAATTTCCAATCTTCACCCGCAACAGGGGCTTCATTCATATAAACACCCCCTATTGTGGCTGATGGTATATACAAGGGTCTACTTATAAAACTTCCACTAATGCCTCTTACCCACATTGAATAGGTAAAGTCTCCTGATGGAATAACAATGTTACTTGCTTGAATAAAAGAAGCGCTGGTCGCACTTGATGTAAATCTACTTGCATTGTTTACACCTTCTGGGCTTTCTACAAATCCATTCCAAGTGATGTTAGCACCTAAAGCAAAACCTCCTCCTGACTGATATTCGGAGTAACGCATTTGATTCGTCCTACTCGGTTCCAATAAAAGAGATGGACAAGTAGCACCACCTGAATAGTCAAAGCGTGGGGTGTTCTCTAATATACCTGCCTGTGCAGAAGTCGCTCCTGTTTCAATGTAAGGCGTAGCTACGAGGCCTTGTTCTATTTGTCCGCCCCAAACATAAAAGCCTTCACCTATTGTAAAGTCAGTAACATAACTACCGCTTTTAGATAAATAAACTGCATATCTTGTTATAGATGATGAATAGGTTATGGAATATCTATACCAATCATTTCCTGCATCTTCAATATTATAATCAATAATATTTGTTGTTCCATTTAAATAAGAAACAAATGAGCCTGATGTTAGATTAAAATAAATTCCATTGTTGTTACCAAGTTCAAACAAAAGCATTTCGGTTATCTCATCGGCTTTTGCATACAATGAAATTGTATTTAGTCCACTAACAGATATATCTTGTTTTACCCTTGATGTGTTCGTTGAAAATGTGGCATTTGCCGCAATCTTATCAGCCGTATTAGTTCCATCAGGAGCAGTAGTCGTATTAGCAGTTACAACATTTCTTGTCTTATCCCAAGAAGCATTATCAAAACTTTGGCTTTGCAGCAAGACATTCTCTCTACCCTTCTCTATTAACTGCGAAGCATCTACCCTCGTAGCTGATAAATTAGAACCTCTTGTAAAGGTGAAGTCTCCACTTCCATCAGTAGGCTTAACGGAATATACCTTGCCGTCTTTTTGCGCTCCACCACTTGCTAAAAGCATAAGTGAGGCATCATCGTAATAACTGCTCATAATTAAGGGTTTTGTGTTAGGAAGGTTAACGGAACATCTAAACAAGCAGGTGACTCCACCGTACCACCGTCCGCAATTACTCTAGCTGTAAAGTCTGCAATAATAACAGGTACTAGACAATCTGCATATTGCTTATATACAATACCCCAACCGACTTCATTACAAGGGCCAATTCCCCACCAAGAGGAACTGTATATTTCATTTGCCATCCTTTTCTTTTTTTATTTTGCTGTCCTTTACTTTCTGTAAAAACAGCTTTAATTTCTTGATATTGTCTTCTTTCACTTTATACATTACAGAACCCATCCGTTAAATGTGGCATCGTATGACGGGTATATATCGTCATTTGAATTACTCGTATACTCAGGGTACAATGTTTGGTTAAAAGACATAAAGTCAATAAACCTTCTAGAGTACCACTCAGCGTTCGTTCTTGCTTTTTCTACTAGATAGTCTACCTCATCCTTAGAAACGGTGTCAGCGTTCTCTGAACGGTGTTTAAACATCCCTCCGTTGCGTATCTGATAACTAGCAAAAGGAATATAGTCTACTTGAGTAAACCATATAAGCATAGGCACAACATATTCATCTAGTAGGCTTTTCCAACGTGCGTTTTCAGGCAAGTCAATTCCTGCTACTATGGCCGCTGTTAAAGCATCATACATTTTTGTAGATAAATAGTTCTGTATATGTATCTCCTGCGCTGTTTTTATAAAGAAAATGAATTTGTCCGTATCTACATTCCCGTCAAGAATAGAGTTGCGAACTAAGTCAGTTCTGTCTATGAATAATACTGTTGCCATTTATTGTTTATTTAGGGTAAGCTCCTCTACCTGCTTGTTTGTCTGTTGCTATTGCGGCTTTCTTAGATCCTCTTGGGTTTCTCAAAGCAGACTTGGGTATAGTTCTAGTCTTCTTGTAGTTTTTAAGGTTTTTAGATGCCTCAGTTTTGCTTTCTAAGCGATATAGAACCCTAACCCATTTATGCTTACAATAGATACCACCTTTTAACTCAAAGATGTTATAGCGCATACTAGGCTTATGTCTAAATTCAACATTGACATCCTCAAAATTACTTGCCTTGTCAATATCCTCTATACGCCATACAGTTCCTTTACTACTCATAGCCATCATATTCTCACAGAAGTCTCTAGACTTACCTGATTGAGACATACCCCTTGCATATTTGTATCTAATCTTGTACAAACCGTTCTTAGAATCTAGATCACTATATGCAGATCCGTCAGCCTTAGATGTAACATAGTCTTTGAGACCTACAAGCTCTTTAATTTTAGAAAGTGTTGTTTCCTCTTTCTCGTTGATCAGATAAGCTGCCCAATCTTCATTGCTGTATTCTGAATCCTCATCTAGTTCATCAACTACAACCCAATCGTCACCCATTTGAGTTCCTGACTTACCTAAAGACCCAAGTAATATCTCTGTATTGTCGCTTGATAGCTCAGTAGATAAAGGCACACAGTTTGGCACCTCTTTACCGTCTTTCTTTTTAGTCCCTATCTGCTCATACCCATCCCAACAAGGCTCTTTCAAGGATATGTCGTGATTCTCACAAGGCATAAAGTAAATAACGCCCTCAACTTCGTGTTCGTGATATCCACCACACCCGTCAGCCTCTGCTTTTGCAATAGCTTCCTCTTTTGTTTTATAGGCTTGTTTACCGTCTACTGTTTTAAGAGATAACTTCTGCATTTCAACACCTGTTTCCTCTTCTATTTCTTCTTTGTCCTGTATCGCACTATCTACCTCTGTAAATTCTAGTGGCTGTAAGGTCGTAAAGTATAGGTTTAAGGCAATATCGTTGTAAGCTAGTATACTATCAAAGGAATCAATTAAAAGCTCCTGAAACGGTCTAATAACGGTATTGTCCATTAGTAGGGATGCAGTCTTTATTTCGTCTGCATTATTTCCTAGTCCGCTTGAATCCTTAATTCCTAAAAGCATAGGCGAAACAACACGATGAGCTACCATTATTTTCTTAGTAGCTTCCTCTGATAAGAACTGATACTGATTATGCGCATCGCTTAACTGCACAGGGGTGATCTCTGCGGAGCTTTCTTTGTTATCATTAAAGGCTAGTATAAACTTACCTGCGTTAGACGTTCCTGAGAACTTCTGTGCAATCTTACTCTCTATTAAAGCACGTTCCTCTTGGTTAGGTGTCCCGTTATTAAAGTTAATCAACATTGACGGTGCCAGACCGTTCATTATATTGTTTAAGTGATAGTTTGAGACCTCTTCTTCTAGTTCAGCATACTGCAAACCCCCTTGATAATCAACAGGAGAGTAATAATAGAAACCTGATTTGTAAGGTTTAACATAGTATATTTCAATATTCTCTTTTGACATACCATAAGCAGGTATTCTAAGTGGATTATCGCTTCTTTTAATGTTCGGCCAATCCTTAAAGTAATAGTAAGCAGGTATATCACCCTCATCATTGCACTTTTCAGCTCTCAATGTTTCAATAGGCATATGCTCTATTTGTGCAATACTCTTTCTATCCTTAGAATAGATAATCTGCATAGCACATTGACCCATTAATTTAAGGTCATAACACAATTTCCTTACGACATCCTTCTTAAACAACGAAACCATCTGAGCGTACTCGTTAGGTTTACGGTTTGAATCAGTAGCATTTAAGCCCTTACCGTATATAGCTTGACTAATACCATTGATTGCAGCATTATTCGTAGGAGAGCCGTTGTAACGATCTATTAGGTATTGGAAATAGTTATTGTCTGCACCGTATTCGATGTAGTCCTCTCCTTTTACCTCTTTGATTTCAGGGCTAGTATAAGTGCTTAGGTTAACAAAGCCAAACTCTGATACCTTAGAAGCCTTTTTAAACTGACCTTTATCGTTTCTTAATTGTGTGTTTTTCATCGTACTGTGTAGGTATTATTAAAACCGTCATATTGTGTATACTGCCCTTCATTAAGTTTATAGTGAGAGCTTTCATTTAACTGATCAACATCTTGGTCTGTGCAGAATATTCTATCCTTAAAAATATCTTCTTTATAGCCCGAAGCTGTTTCTGTGTATAAATGTATATCATAAAAATGGTTTTCAACCAATACAGGAGTAAAGGCTTTGCTGAACTGTAAGTAATTACCCACCGTTGTAGCCGTTGCAATAGTATATATTACTATGATGTTTGTACTATCATCTCTGATAGACATTTTAAACGGAATACTGTCATACTTTCTAGGTATTACAGATAGGTTTTGTGCGGCTGCTGAGGTGGTTAATATTATCATACACTTATATAACGTAAAAAAGAAGTGAATTTGTAGAATTGTATAAGCAAAAAAAAAGCCCCCGATCAAGGAGGCTTAATTTTCTAACTTAAAAAAGCTGATTAAGCTGTTGGGTCAATCTGAGTTGCATCAGCTGTAACCGCTGCGGCTAGGAAATAAGGTGCAGTTTCTTCCATACCTTCAAAGGTTAGAGTAAAACCACTTAAGTCTCCTGCTGCTGCTCCTGTAACTACTGTACCACCTGTACACTCCATTCCGTTTTCAAATCCACAAAGGAAGTTGTTGCCGTAATAGTCTACAACCACGATGTAAGGACGGGCTACTGCAAGAGTCTGCAATTCTGCTTGAGTCTTAGCATCTAAGTAAGTTAAAGTAAGGTTCAATGTCTGAGTATAGAAAGTTGTTCCATTCTCTCTTGAAGAGGTCACAGTAGTTTCTAGACTAGAATTGCCTTTTACATCATATTCGTACCAATCAGGAGTACCTGTTACAGTAGCTTCCTTAGTTGCTGCATCTACTGTAACCGCTGTAAGCGCACCATAGTCAGCAAATAGAACAGTTTTTATGCCACCAAAAGCGGACTTACAAGGGACTTTCCGCCCTGTTGTTAATGCAC